AGCCAAAGATTGGCCTGTTAAATTAAGTAGAGATCAAGCAGAAGCACATTTAGAAAAGAATGATAAGTACTGGTTGGATACAGAAAAACAAAAAGTAAAAGATGCTGAAACGTCTAAGACTGAAAAATCAGATACTGCTATTGCTCCACAGGAGCCTGCAACAACTGCTCCAAAGAAAGAAGACATGGCTCGTTTAAGAGACTTGGTTGCTGAGATGGATAAACCAAGAACTAAGTTCCAAGTGGGTCAGATGGTAAAATTTGGCATGTGGAATAAGCCTGAACAACACCTTACTGGCAAGATTGTTGATATGTCAACACCGTATGTTTTACAAGTTGACGTAGACGGCAAGGTACACGAAGTTCATCTAAGCAACAAGAGTATGAGCGTTTACCCTGCAGAAACTCCGTCAAAATTTGACAATCCTATTAACACACCTACAAGAATCGAAAGACCACAGCAATCTGTACAAAAACCAGATAGATTGCTTAGACAACCTATGGCGTTGAGAAAATGAAACGACTAGTTGCACTATCTTTAGTAGTCTTACTTACCGGTTGTGCTTCTGTAAAAAATTGGATCCCTAGTTTCAGTGATCCTAATCAATCTGCACGTATTATCGATGTGCGTCAAAGTGTAGCACAATTAGATTGCAAACAAACACATGCTCCTCAGGTAAAACGTATCAAAGACAACTTAGACTGGTTTCAACTTTACAGCGACAGCAAAGGTTGGAGACAAAATGATGTTCTCAGATTAGTTAAGCCTATGCAGGAAACTGTAGATGATTTTTATAAACGTAGTGTTGAAAAGCAGGGTAGCGAAACCTACTGCGAAATTAAAAAGAAAGTAATGACTACCCAAGCAGAAAAAGCCGCTAGTGCTATATTGGGGAGATTCTAATGATTGAACAGTTACAACAGTTGACGCAATGTGACCGTCCGTGGGCCGCTGAAAGAGCCTCTATGGCGTTACAGATGTGCGAATCTTTCCAACAAGGGCAGATCAGCAACGACGAGTTTAAAGAACTAATGCTAGATCTAGTTAGAACAGATAAGTTGGAAAGCGAAGCCGATGACATACATTTAAAAACTATGTTAGTCTCGGCAATATATGCAGTAGCACAAGTAGCATAATATTCATGTATGAGAGTATGGAGTTTTGGCTGTAGTTTTACACAATACTTTTACCCTACTTGGGCAGACATACTAATTCACAATGCAGAACAGCAAGGCTACCTAGGAGAAAACTGGGGCAGTTGCGGCAAAGGCAACTTATACATTGCCAATAAAATTCAAGAATGTCATGCAAGAAATACTCTAGGCAAAGATGATTGGGTCTTTGTATGTTGGAGTAACTACTTTAGAGAAGACAGTCATACAGATAAATTGGGATGGCATACTCCGCGATTTGTCTTTCAACAAACACAATACAAAGACGGCACAGTAAACGGGTTTGGTTCCGCAAAGTATTATGCTATGCGAGATCAAGCACTAATTCAATCTACTCGATTAAGTCTGCAAGCATTGGGTGTAAATCAATATCATTTTAGTATTTTACCCATGTCTGGCGGAAATCGTGATGTAGATAAAGTCAGTGCTGTTTATAATCTAGAATTTGACGGTCCGTCAATGATGGAAAGCCTTGGTCTAATGTTACAAGACGAGGACGTCAAGCGCAATCGCATACGCAGTTTTCCTCCCGAAAATCCCATAGATACACTGGAAGAATGGCATCCATTGCCTCACGAACACTTAGAATATATTGAAAAGTACATACAGCCCAAGGTAAATTGGCTAAATACTGGAGTAACAGAAAATACAAAACTTTTTGTAGATAACTGGAAGAATAAACTGTACACCATGCCACAGCCCATTGACTTAGGTGCTACTGGCTGGTCTGCTAAGAAAAATAGAGAATGGTTATAATATGGATGATCTAAGAAAAGCACTTAAAATTGCATTTGCCAGCGAATTTTCATTTTATTTAAAGGCACACTATTTTCATTGGAATGTAGAAGGAATGTTCTTTGAACAGTTCCATGCACTGTTTGGAAGAATCTACGAAGAAGTTTACGGTAGTATAGATGACTTTGCAGAAAACATTCGCAAGACTGGTGCATATACACCTGGAAGTTTTGAAAGATTATCCATGCTGTCTAGAATCGATGACGAGACCAATGTGCCCAGTGCAGAGGACATGACTAGAGAATTATTAGATGATTCTGAAAAGATGGCCAATATACTTAAATTAGTATTTGATTTATCCGAGCGTGAACACGAACACGGGTTATCAGATTTTATTGCCGCTCGTTTAGACGCACATAGAAAACATTCATGGATGCTAAGGGCTACATTAAAATGATATTAGATAAGACACTAGCAGACTACATCAAACGTGCTCAAGAAGAATTAAAAAGAGACACAACTCCACCTCCGCCAAAGGAAGAACAGTATCAAGTTTTACCAGAAGACAATGGCAATGACCTACCAAGAAATCCTTACGGCAATCATTGAAACATTAGCAAGGTTTGGCTGCGGACTAGCAGGCTTGCCTTACGACCCTGACACACCTTAGGACCGGTATTAAGTTACCGACAGTGTGCGCCGGCTGCTGGCGCGAAGAAAGCGATTCGCTACCGTGGACTTCGAAAGTGAGCATTTTTTTACGGCTAAATATTTGTCAGGAGGACACAATCATGAAACAGAAAAAACTTCTAGTTCAACTGTATCGTGCTTGCGTCGACCACGACGCCAAGAAGATGGCAGAACTCAAACAAATAGAGTTCCAAAAAATCTTGAAACGCAAGGCCGAAGGTAAGCATTTTACACACCGTTGGACCATAGTTCAGATTTAACACAACTGTAATCTTACACACACATTAGAGCGATAAATACTGCTATGCAGAAAACTTATCGCTCTATTTTTATTAGTGATGTACACTTAGGGACTAGGGATAGTCAAGCAGATAAGTTAAACAACTTTCTCAAACACAATACATGCGAAACACTTTATCTCGTAGGAGATATATTAGATGTGTGGCGCATACAACAAAACAAATGGCGTTGGAAGCAAAGTCATACCAACGTTGTAAGACGCATACTTGGACACGCTAAACGTGGCACACGAGTAATCTACGTAGCAGGCAATCACGATGAATTCTTAAGACCACTAATGCCATATGGTATTAACTTTGGCAATGTGGAAGTGGTTAATCAATTTGAACACATAGGTGTAGACACTAAACACTATCTAGTCACACACGGTGACTTGTTTGATGGCATCACTAGATTGGCACCATGGATTGCTTTCTTAGGAGACAAAGCATATGACTTTGTTCTTAATCTCAATAGCAAATTCAATTGGCTACGTCATCGTATGGGCTTTGGTTATTGGAGTCTTAGCAAATATCTCAAAGCAAGAGTTAAGAAGGCAGTAGACTTTATATTTCAGTTTGAAAAGAATCTAGTAGCCTACTGTAACAAGCGTGGCTTTGATGGAGTTATCTGCGGACACATACATCACGCAGAGATTAAAGAGATTGATGGTATCATGTATATGAATGACGGTGACTGGGTTGAAAGTTGTACAGCACTTGTAGAACACCACGATGGTCGATGGGAAATAGTAACTTGGACCAAGGAGAAGGATGATGTGGATACTGATAATACTGGCAATGCACGTAAACGATCCAAAGGACATTCCGGGCAGAGTGATGCTGGAATTTCCGACACAAATTGAATGTGAAAGAGCAAGAGCAACAATTAAAAGTTGGTTAAAATTTGATTCATTTAAAGTAATAGCAACATGTCAAAAACAATCTTAATCATAACCGATAACTTACCGGAGCAGATCAATGGCGTTGTCACAACTTACAAAAACATCGAGGCTTGTGCGATTCTGGATGGTTATAGCGTTGTTTACATTACTCCCGGGGACTTCCGCTACTTTGATTGTCCTGGCTACAACGAAGTCAAGATTGCCTATCCCAGGGCGATGGGCAAGAAGATTGAGGCGCTCAGTCCGGATTATATCCACATCGCCACAGAGGGTCCTATTGGTCTGTCTGCTAGAAAATATCTTTCAAAACATAATCTTCGTTACAATACTGCTTACCATACTAAGTTTCCTGAAGGACTCCGTGCTTTATTTGGAATACCTGAAGCCCTTACTTGGCCTCTAGTGCGCTGGTTCCACAAACACGCAGGTAAAGTATTGACCACTACAGATACAATGGTTAAGGAGTTAAGGGATCATGGATTTGATGGAGATATTATACCGTGGACTAGAGGTGTTGATCGTAGTATATTTTATCCTGGTCAGCGCAACAACAATAATAGGCTTACTCTTGTATGCGTTAGTCGTGTATCTAAAGAAAAAAATCTGGAAGAGTTCTTCCAACTAGATTATCCGGGCGCACATAAGATTATGGTAGGTGATGGCCCTATGCTGGAAGAGTATAAGGCACAATATCCTAGCGTTGAATTTGTAGGGGCCAAGCGTGGCGTCGAACTAGGCGACTATTACAGAATGGCAGATGTGTTTGTGTTTCCTAGTCGTTGGGAAACATTTGGACTTGTTATGATCGAAGCCATGGCCTGCGGAACACCGGTGGCAGCATATCCTTGTCAAGGTCCACTGGATGTAGTCGATGAAGGCATAACCGGCTGTATGAACGAAGAACTCAAACAAGCCGTTAAAGATGCGCTTATGTTGGATAGACAGAAAGTTTGGGAAGGCAGTGCTCGCTGGACTTGGGAACGTGCCTGGCAGATATTTAAAGACAATCTAATAGAAAAATCGGGTACAAGATAAGGTATCGCTGGAATTCGTAACCAGCAGTAGGGCGCAAGCCCTATTTTTATGGATAAATATTGTATGGATAAAATTATAGCAACGTTGGTGATGACGCATATCACAATAGTATGTGTTACACTATACTTACACAGATGTCAGGCACACAGAGGGCTTGAGTTTCACCCCGTATTAAGTCACTTTATGCGTTTTTGGTTATGGCTTACAACAGGCATGACTACCAAGCAGTGGGTAGCCATACATCGCAAGCATCATCAAAATACAGACGTAGAAGGCGATCCGCATAGTCCGCACGTATATGGAATTTGGCAATTAGTCTTTGGAGGAGTTAAATTCTACAACCGAGCAGGCAGTGATGCTCACATGGTTATAAAATACGGGGCAGGTACTCCTAAAGACTGGATCGAACGTAAACTTTATACACCCCACCATCGCCTTGGCATTCTTTTAATGCTGATCATAGATCTATTGTTCTTTGGGCCATGGGGATTTGTAGTGTGGGGTGTCCAAATGCTATGGATACCTTTCTGGGCCGCAGGTTTTATCAACGGTGTTGGGCACTGGTGGGGTTACCGTAACGGTGAAACCAAAGATCATTCGCACAATGTTAGCCCAATAGGAATTCTAATTGGCGGTGAAGAACTGCACAACAATCATCACTTAGATCCTGCTAATCCCAAACTAAGCCGTCGTTGGTTTGAATTCGATATTGGCTGGATGTGGTTTAAAATTTTTAATCTACTAGGTTTGGCTAAGTTAAGAAGCAATAATGCTTGATTAATATTTCTAAATAAAGTATAATTACTTTTGTTATTAAGGAGATTTTAATGAGCAGTAGAACCTACGGGCCTGAAGAAAAAGCCAAACTAGAACGCCTTGTCAACGAAGGTGTTCAAATCAAATATGAAATTGAAAGTTTGTCTGAAGGATTAAAAGAAACTGTTAAAGCAGTTGCAGAAGAACTCGACATCAAACCAGCACTTATCAATAAAGCAATTTCAATCGCACACAAGGGTAATTGGAATGATGTGTTCAGCGACTTTGACGACTTGGAAACTCTTATTGTCACTGTCGGTAAAGACAAGTAATGAATCAATTTTTAACTGCTGTTAACAACACAGTAAACTGGGCCAAAGAGGACTTTACCTCTTGGCCTTTGAGATTTGTGCTTGAAATTACTGCATGGGCTATGAGTATTGTCTGTGCTATATGGATGGGTATCACACTACCTAATCCACCTTTTTTAATCTTATATCCGTTGTTTATTACCCAATGTGCCATATTTGGGTGGGCCGCTTGGACAAGGCGCAGTACCGGTATGGTTGCTAACTATTTGTTGTTAGTCACTATCGACGTCATTGCCTTGGCAAGACTGATAAGTATTCAATAAGATGATGGTTTAGTCAGCCATAAATGACAGTACAGGTATTTGCCAGCCCTAAATGGCATAGGAGAAAAATAAAAATATGAGTTACGTAGATGCTCTCTTTGACAGAGAGAATGATATCATCAAAGTTGTCGAGCGCAACGAGCAAGGCGAACGTGTGTTTAAAGAACATCCGGTACGCTACACATTTTACTATCCAGATCCAAAAGGTAAGTTTACCAGTATTCATGGGGATCCCCTAACTAGGATAGTATGCAAAAATACCAAAGACTTCCGTAAAGAACAAGCCATTAATAGTGGCAAGGAACTTTATGAAAGCGACATCAATCCAATTTTTGTACATCTAAGCGAAAACTATCTTAATCAAGATGGACCTAAACTAAACATCTGCTTCTTCGACATTGAGGTAGACTTTGATCCAGAGCGTGGCTACAGCACTCCAGAAGATGCTTTCATGCCAATCACTGCGATTACTGTTTACCTAAAATGGCTTGGCAAGTTAATTACGTTGGCAATGCCTCCTAAAGGCATGAAGATGGATGATGCTAAAAAATTACTTGAAGATATTCCAGACACACATTTGTTTGACAACGAAGCAGATATGTTGGAAACATTCCTAGACTTAATTCAAGATGCTGATATTATCAGTGGCTGGAACAGCGAAGGTTATGACGTTCCTTATACTGTTAACCGTGTTACACAAGTGTTGAGTAAAGAGGACACACGCAGATTCTGTTTATGGGATCAATTTCCTAAACGTCGTGAATACGAAAAATATGGTAAGAAAGCCGTAACATATGACTTTCACGGTCGTGTACACTTGGACAGTCTAGAACTATATCGCAAGTACACATATGAAGAACGTCATACATATCGACTAGATGCTATTGGCGAAATGGAAATCGGTGAGAATAAAACTGTTTACGAAGGTACCTTAGACCAGTTGTACAACAATGACTTTCATAAGTTTATTGTCTACAACAGACAAGATACTTTGCTGTTGAACAAACTAGATGATAAGTTGAAGTTTATTGACCTTGCTAATAAACTAGCACATGAGTGTACTGTACTATTGCAAACTACTATGGGTGCTGTGGCCGTAACAGAACAGGCTATTATTAACGAATGTCATCGTCGTGGATTTCAAGTGCCTAATCGCACTAAGATGGATGACCGAGAAAACACTGCGGCCGCTGGTGCATACGTTGCTTATCCCAAAGAAGGACTACAGGACTGGATTGGCTCATTGGACATTAATAGTTTGTATCCCAGTGCTATTCGTGCGTTGAACATGGGACCTGAAACTATTGTTGGACAGTTGCGTCCTGTACTAACTGACGCATTTATTCATGAACAAACTACTTTAAAGAAAAAATCCTTTGCTGGCGCATGGGAAGGTAAATTTGGCACTGACGAATATGAAGCAGTCATGGCACAGCGTAAAGATGTGGAAATTACCATTGACTGGGAGGACGGCGAAAGTACTGTACATAGTGCCGCCGAAGTTTACAAGTTAATTTTTGACAGTAACCAGCCATGGACTATCAGTGCCAATGGTACCATCTTTACCTACGAGAAAGAAGGTATCATTCCTGGACTACTCAAGCGTTGGTATGCTGAACGTAAAGAGATGCAGGCCAAACTAAAAGAGTGTATCAAAGCAGGCAATAAGGTAGAAGAAGAATACTGGGACAAACGTCAGTTGGTTAAAAAGATTAACCTAAATAGTTTGTATGGTGCTATTCTTAATCCTGGATGCCGTTTCTTTGACAAGCGTATTGGACAAAGTACTACACTAAGCGGGCGTCAAATTGTCAAGCACATGGCGGCTAAAGTTAATGAAATTATCACTGGAGAGTATGACTATCGCGGAAAAGCAGTCATCTATGGTGATACAGACAGTTGTTATTTTTCAGCGTACACTACACTGAAGAAAGATATTGAAGCAGGCGTTATTCCTTGGAACAAGGAAAATGTTATTACTCTATACGATCAAATAGGAGAAGAAGTCAATGGAACATTTGTCAAGTTTATGGAAGAAGCCTTCCACTGCCCGCCAAGTAGAGGGGAAGTCATTAAAGCAGGTCGCGAGATTGTTGCTTCCAAAGGACTATTCATCACAAAGAAACGATACGCAGTGCTCTACTACGACAAGGAAGGAAAACGTAGCGATGTTGATGGTAAACCAGGCAAAATTAAAGCCATGGGCCTCGACCTCAAACGAAGCGACACTCCAGCATTCATCCAGGACTTCTTAAGTGATGTTCTTGAAAAAGTTCTGACTGGTGCTACTGAAGAACAGGTATTGGATCATATTACTAAATTCCGTACAGAGTTCAAAGCCAGACCTGGTTGGGAGAAAGGTTCGCCAAAGCGAGCCAACAACATTACAGAATATGAGGCCAAAGAAAAGAAACAAGGCAAGGCCAATATGCCCGGACACGTTCGTGCAAGTATTAATTGGAACACTCTACGTCGAATGAGCAGTGACAAATATAGTATGCAGATTGTAGACGGAATGAAGGTTATTGTTTGTAAACTAAAATCCAATCCTATTGGATTTACCAGTGTTGCATATCCTGTTGACGAATTGCGTTTGCCGAAATGGTTTATGGAACTTCCATTTGACGATTCAGAAATGGAACAAACTATTATCGACAACAAACTAGAGAATCTGATTGGTGTTCTTAATTGGGACATTGGCAGTACCGAAGAGAAAAATACATTCAATAAATTGTTTGACTTTTCTTAAAAAAACCTATATACTAAATCTAAGGAGAAATATAAAATGAAAGACATTCTACAAGACATCGTAGCACACACGCACAGCCTGGGCTTTTTGCCTTTGGTTAAAATTAGTGGTGAGGACAAAACTACCACAATCGAATCTATGGCTGAAGACCGTAGTGTTATTGTCAGTGCTACTGCACACACACCAGTGGTAGAGTTTAAAGGCACATTTGGTATGCCTAACTTGGACAAGTTGAATCTTCACTTGAAGAATCCAGAGTACAAAGAAAACGCACAGATTAATGTTGTTACCGCAGACAGAAATGGCACAATCATTCCTACAGGTCTACACTTTAAGAATCAAGCAGGCGACTTTCAAAACGACTATCGTTTTATGAACAGCGACATCATCAATGAAAAATTGAAGACTGTTAAGTTCAAGGGTGCAAGTTGGGATGTAGAATTTGAACCCAGCATTAGTTCTATTCAGCGTTTGAAGTTGCAGGCAGAAGCACACAACGAAGAAAACGTATTCCAAGTTCGTACAGAAAATGGAAATCTAGTAGTGTTCTTTGGTGATGCCGCAAGCCACGCAGGTTCATTTGTATTCCAATCAAATGTTACTGGCAAACTCAAACATACTTGGGCATGGCCTGTTACACAAGTTCGTAGCATTCTTAATCTAGGTGGCAAGATCACTATGAAGATTGCAGATGCGGGTGCTATGCAGATTACTGTAGACAGCGGTGTTGCTGAATACAATTATATTTTGCCAGCACAGAGCAAATAACTATGACATTTATATTAGATTATATCAAAGCACACATACCTCAGTTTGAAATGACTGGGGTAATTATGCGCATCATATGTTTTAGTTTAGTATCATGGTTAGGTCCAGCAAGTCCTTTTATGTTTGTATGGATCGTTAATACGTTAGATGCTATTCTACTAACATATTGCGCCATACTGAAGAAAGACAACGCATATACATTGCTTAATGGTTTTTGGATCTTAGTAGGTATTATAGGCATTGTTAGAGCCGGTGGATGGATTTAATGAATAAAAATTTAACAGACTCTCAAAAAGACTATGCATTGTTTCTGCCAGCGACGTCTAGTTTCTATGCGTCATTTATTGGATACCAAAGACATAGATATCCATATGTACAGGCAAGTCGTATTCCGACAAACTTTGTCAATGACGTAGAAAGTTTAAACTTTCTAGAGCCTGGCGCAGGACTGTTTAATTACAAATGGTGCTTGTACTCTGCAGGACATGCTAACTTAGATCTTAATAAAAACGATGATCGTGAATCACTGTTTAGAAATCGTAAACGTGACGGATCTAGTTGGGTACTAGGTGACTCTGGTGGATTCCAGATTGGTAAAGGTGTGTGGGAAGGCGAATGGAAGGATCCTACTGGTCCTGAAGTTGCGGCCCTCATGGCTGAAGCCATCGCCAAAGGTGTTGAACTAGTTCCGCAAATTGATCCTACTGGTAATCCTAAAACTGATAAGAACGGTAATCCTAAATATACAAAAGTCGATCATGTTAAAGTGTATCAAGCAAAACTAGATGCGGCACAGAAAAAACGTGAACAAGTTTTAAATTGGATGGACAGTCTTATGGATTATGGCATGGTCTTGGATATTCCAGCATGGGTAGGTCGTAGTCCAGTGGGTGCTAAGAACAGTGGTGTTGGCAGTTACGAACAAGCCGTTGAGGCAACAAAATATAACAACGAATATTTTATTAAACATCGTAATGGCAATTGTAAATTCTTAAACGTACTGCAAGGCGAGAATCACGCACAAGCAGATGATTGGTACGACAAAATGAAACATTTTTGTGATCCAAAAGTCTACGGCGATAAGGCGTTCAACGGTTGGGCCATGGGTGGTCAGAATATGTGTGATGTACACTTAGTTTTAAAACGACTAGTGGCATTACGCTTCGACGGGTTACTTGAGCAAGGTCACCAGGACTGGATGCACTTCCTAGGTACAAGTAAACTAGAGTGGGCACTACTGTTAACAGACATTCAACGTGCTGTACGCAAATATCACAATCCTAATTTTACAATTAGTTTTGATTGTGC